CATATCTGAACTTCGTGGAAAGTCCGGAGCATATAGTAAAGATAGAATTAGTCCATCAGAAATTGAGGCTGATATAATTAGAGATAGCAAAGAGGGTATTGAAAATTACAAAAAGCGTTTAGCTTCGGAGACGCCGGCGTTTGGCGCCCCAGGGCCTTTCTCGGAAGAAGACAGAGTCCTGTATAACTCGCAAATTAAAGACTACGAAGAACGGATTAAAAACTCTAAAACTAAGGCCGCGAGTATAGCGCATTCTAATAGAAAAGAAAACAGAAGGAATTTGACTGAGAAGGTCGTGAAAAAAACTAAACCTTCTCTGAATTTCGAAAGACTAAAGGACGCTCTAGAAATTCCTGACCCAACTCTTGTCAAGACCGAGGCTAATAGTCCGAAACTTACGAATTGGCCCGGACGGAAAAATCCTGAAGGCCTCTTCTACCCACCACCACGGCCGCCTGTTGGTCCAATGGCGAGAGGCTTTGTTCCTAATTTTGCGTTTAATTTTACAAAACCCCCTGGGTATCCGGAAAAACAAAGAGAAAGATCCCTTAAAGCTAGAACTTATAGAACAGCGAGTGGCGTAATTGGGGGTTTATTTAAAACTTTGCCCGGAAAGTTTTTCTCGGATGGAGTTCTGGGGGACGCTGCTCAAGGAGTAGAGACTAATAGTGTTCTTGATGTTGTCAAAAATATTGCATTATATGCCTCATCATTTGCGGGTCCGAAAGCGATGAATTTCGTTACTAAAGCAGAAGAATACGGTATTAAAGTAAGCGCAGGGCTTAAAAAGAAATTATCTCAATTAGTCGTAAAGGCAGCCGTAATGACGAAAGGATCAAAGGGGTATGCTGGTGGTTTCGTTCCGAATTTTGCGGAAAACGCCGTCAACGAAGCCATATCCAGAGAAAGGTCCGCCGGATACTCTTCCTCGCAAGTAAAAGTCGGCTTCGACTCTAGACTTGAGAGCAGTGGTGGTATAGGAGTTTATAACACCACAGAGGGTTCGCTTAGCAACGCCATTAACCTACATCGGGCGTCAGGCAAAACGTCGACAGAGATACAAGCTCAGGGCGCGGCGCAGGGGCTTGTTCCTAATTTCGCTGGAGTAGATTCTGTTGACTTCTCCATTATCGCGGGAAGCATTACTACGCTCGCGTTTTACTTGAAAGACTTTGCGACTAGTGTTAAGAGGATTGCGCAGCAAGATTTGAAAGCGGCAGAACAAGCTAAAAAAACTGCCGCCAAAGAGGTGAAGGACCAGACGGAGTTAGCAAAAAAAGCCACGGACGATCAAACGGCCGCAGAAGCCAAGGGAGCCGGCGCCGCTCCGACCAGGGCAACTGACATAACTACAGGAAGTAAAGGCGCCAAACAGAGGGATAGAGCGAAAAAGCAGCAGCAGTTCGAAACAGATACCGCTGCTTACGAGGGCCGGCTCGCCGCAGTTCGTGGAACAAAGGAATCCGAAGCGCGAAAAGAAACAGCAAGGGTTGCTAATGAAGCGGCCTCTCAAGCTCAAGCTACGGGCGCTCAAGCCACCTCTCAAGCGGCTCTTGCCCAGGGAAGACTCGACGCGGAGAAGAATAAAACGTTCTTCGGAGCAAGAGGGGAAGGCACAATGGGAATAGTTAATCGCAATTATGCTGACAGTAAACTTGGAGATTTTATCAAAAACAAGGGCATGGGCGCAGGACTAGGCGTACAAGTTTTAGCGGGCGCTGCGGAACAATTTGTCGGCGATACCGAAACCCCAGAAGGCAGGAGGAAAAAGGCTAGGGTGTCGATGATCGGCCAGGCCGCTGGAATGGCAGGCACAGGAGCGATGATTGGCGGCGTGCCTGGAGCAGTAGTTGGCGCTGCGTTAGGTCTTTCGCTAGGCGCATTTGGGGCGTATAAAGCCGGAATAAAAACATCAGAAGATTATGCTAAGGCTCTAGAGCTAGCCACTAAAGCTCAGACAAAAGCTGTAGAAAGTCTCAATGGATACTCTCAGGCGCAAACAAATTTAAATGACCTTCTTTCTCGCGGTATTGGCGGGGCGGTACTTGATAACGCCATTAAAGATTTAATGCAAAAACTCAAATCTGTTGATGATCCGGATTTGCTCGGGGAGCTAGTAAAAGCTGGATCAGATACGTCTAAAATAGGCGAAGTCACCGCGAAAGTTACTAAAAATCTCGCAGAGAAAAAAGAAAAAGGCTCCATCCCCGGTCTTTTAGCCGATATTAAGGAGGCCAGTCCGTTTTTCATTTCCGATCCGATTAAAGAGTCTCAGAAGGATCGCCTCAAAAATGTAGGCACAGCGATTTCTAATGCCGGCGGTGACCTAGAGGGGTATACCCTTTCCGACCTAATGAAGCAGACAGACAGACAATTAACTAAGACATTAGGAGTTGACGAAGAGTCGAGCCAGCAAATTAAAAAACTTAATCCAAACGAAAGATTATTTCTTTTAAAAGATATCAAAGACAAAGAGCAATTAGAAAAAACCGCCAAGCAAGCTACTGGAGGACTCCAACAGCTTGGCGTAGCGGCTTTTAAAGTCGCCGTGGCAGTTCGAGGAATGTCTCGGACTTCAGCTGATTTGGTCACAAAGTCTCAGATAACATTTGACTCAAGCAGAAAAGTAACTGAAGCCGTTGAGTCCAGCAACTTAAACTCGCCCGATCTTAACGCGCTGGATAAAATGGATAGAACATCACGATACCAAATAAGCAAATTAACAGAAGAAGCCAACTTCGAAAAGTACAAATTAACAAAAACTTTCCAGAGCGACTCACTTTCTGAATACGCCGGAAAAGATTTAAACGCTCCCGGGCCAATAGGCGCAGAAAAGACGATCTTCGACGCTTTTACAGGGTTCTCACAGGGCAAGGAAATGAGCCAAGCCGCTCAAGAGGCATTAGTGGAGTCTTTAAACGGAAACACCACCGTCCAAGAAGAACTAAAAGCCAAGTTCGACAACTATAACGCCTCTATACAACAAAACGACTTAAGGCTCAAAGAAAGCACAAGAGTCCAACAGCTTCAAAACGACCTCCTTAAGCTTGATTTTAAATCCCAAGAGAGAACAAAACTGGTTGAAACTGGCGGCCTAGGAACAACCGACTTCTCGAACGCTATCGAAGGAATTTTCTCGAAAGATAAATTTAATAATAATTTTGCGTCTAGGATGGAGACTGCAAAAAATAAGGTTTCTGGATATGAGACGTTAAGCCGACAAGGATTTAACGTGGAGGAACCGCTCCGAGAGGCTAAGCGCGTAGCCTTCCTTCAAGAGGCTGAAGCCTCTTTAAATATGTTAATGGGCAAAGAAGGCGCGGAGAAGCTCTTGGAGGCCAAAGACAGAGGCGCGAAGAGGGACGTTTTACAAAAAAGGGGCGCGGCCGATCCAGAGTTAGTCAGCCAGATTATAAACGCCCTAAGCGCTAAAGACATGACGCAGGAAGAAAACAAAGCCAAAGAAGCTGTTTTAGATGGAGAGACTAAAATCAGAAATCTAGCGACAAACGCCCTGGGTCTTAATACGGATTCCATATTATTGCTGGCGAGCTCCAACTTAGATTTAGGGGCAATAAATGAAAAATTAAAGACGCAAATGGCATCTCTCGAAGCCGCCATTCTACTGAAAGAAAATGCGCAAAAAAGAGTGGAATCAGAAAGCTCTCTAAGAGGGCTTGGAGTAGAAGCAGATAAGCTTCAGAATCGTCCCGCACCTATGTGGACCCGAAAACAAAGCCTTTTAGAAAAAAATGCAGACGGTACCAGAAAAGAAACCCCAGAAGAAAAAACCAACAGAGAGAATTTTAATAAAGCAATCCCCGGTAAGCTTCAGCCCTTGGCTGAAAAGGCCCTCAAAGAGCTTAACGACGCTGGTGACAACATCAATCAAGGCATCGTAGATATCGCCCGGAACCTCGCAGAGAAACTCGAATCTAAAGAATTAACAGCTAAAATTGACCCAATGCAGAAGCAGTTAGATTTAAAAAAGGAATATTCTAAGGCTCAAAAATTAGAAAGTGATTATAAAAGCGCACGTTCGAGTTTCAGCTCGAATGTGAGCGAGTTACGCGCTGCGCGTGACGAGTCCTACAATGCAAATCCGCAGTTTTACGGATCAAGAGGCGAGTTTTTAGAACGGTCGGTCGTGTTCCCCGATAAAGTTGCCCCCGTCTCTGTGCCGCAGGTGGGTCAAGCTGGTACCCAGAATGTCACCGCATCGCAAGCCAATGTCCAAGCTTTGGGAGCCCAGGCCGCTAATCAAAGAGCAGAACGGGCCAAGACTGTTGCTGCTCAAACAGCGGATCAAAGCAAATTAAAGGAGGCAGTTAATTTAGCGAACCAACCGGCCCCGGCGGGTACTCCTACAACACGGGACGGCAAGCCTATCGGGCCATATTATATGCCGGATTTTAAAACGCGACAGGATACCCGAAGCAACGCTCTTTCGAAAACCGTCGAAAAAGAAAAATTATCCTCTACTCTCATAGGTGCGCAGGTTACATCCGCTGACAAAGCATATGAAAACAACATAACCTCGATCAATGATCTAACTCGTATAATCGTAGATGCCACAACAAGCAGCGAAGAGCGTTCAGTAGCAGAAAACAAACTAAAAGAGCTTATCGATGCAGCCCCACAACTTTTAGTAAATAAAAGCATGCAAGACTTGGATAACGCCCTTAACACTTCTAAAGGTCAATTGCAGGCCCTCTCTATCGGAAATGAGGCGATGAATGCCGCTGTCAAAAAAGCTGAAAACGCTTTTGTTCAAGCTAAAATAGGGGCCATAGAATCTGCCGCCGCATTGCGTGCTGTTTCTGCGCCCGGTTACGCCTTGGAGGTGGCAATCGAGAGAACCAAAACCGCATTAAGCGCGGTCGAAATAAGCGCCATCGAATCCGCCGCAATGTTTAAGGCTTTTACGCAGGATGGTACAGCCTTAAGAACCGCAATGGCAGAAGCAACGACGGCATTTAACATGGCCGGAATGAATCTAGCAAAAAGCACCGCAGAGCTAAATTCGGACGTTCTTGACGTGGCGAAACAAACTCAGGCAAGGGATGAAAATACCGCAATCAACACGGCAAAAAAAGATTTCGCGACGGGCAGGACCGACGCGACTGGCATACAAAACGCCGAAAGCAATCAAAATTTAGGCAGACTACGCAGGGGAGAGATCGGCGTCATGGAAGCCTTCGGTGCGGACTCCATGTCTAAGATGCGCGCAGAAAGTGCCAACACCAGAGAGCAGCTCCTCAAAGACATGATAGCGATCAAAGAGAGCATGGTGGACTCTTTCAAAACCGGATTTGAGTCGTTTGCATTCGAAGGCAAAAAAGCTAAAGACGTAATGAAGGACATTACCAGGAGCTTGATGAAGAACCTCATGAAGATGAGCTTCAACCAAGGAATAAATAAATTCTATACTCAGATGGGCGCCGGAAACATCGGCGCGTATGCGACGGGAGGAAAAGTTAAAGGCGGCTCCGGAGGAATAGACGATGTCCCGGCTATGTTAACCTCTGGAGAGTACGTCATTCGCAAAGGCGCCGTAAGCAAATACGGCGACAAGTTTTTTGATAAGCTTAACTCTGGCGGCCCAGTTAAGTTAGCGGGGGGTGGCTTAGTGCCCAATGAGATATTGCCAGCCAGCATGGGGATAGCCATACAAAAGGGTGGCTTAAATGAGATATTGCCAGCCAGCATGGGGATAGCCATAGGAAAAGCTGTTTCGGCGCCTAGCGTAAAAGATCCGCTAATCATGAAGACGGACAGGGGCAGCCAGGTAGACCTAAGAAGCGACGAGGCTAAAAACGATTTAAACATTAACGTTGCGACTCAAACAGATAAGTTTTATGGCGCTGGAAGCATGCCCTCGCAAACGGCATCTTCGTCCTCGATGAGTGACAACGCCCTATCGTTTGCGCTATCTAACACCTTTGCTTATAACGATCCAGAAAAGCCAACTATCGGTAAGTTCTTTGTCGACCAGGGGATGAGCAACCAAGCTCTTGAAGACGTGGAAAACCCACAGAACGAACTCAGAAATAGAAGGTATGACCTATTGACGGACTACAGGCAATACCTCGCAGATGAAGTAAACAGAAGGAAAACCGCCTTAGAAGATTTCGAGACTGAAAAAAAGCAAATGCTCAAAGGGGCGGTGATTAGCGCAGCAGTTAGTATCGGGGGCCAGGCTCTAGGTTCAATTGGTGGCGAGTTCGGCAAATTCATTGCAAGCCCAGCCGGACAAGCATCCATTGCGGCAGTGGGCAACGCAGCTATTACCGCTGGAATGGGCGGTAGTGGTAGCGAAATTGCTCTGGCGGCTGGAATGGGCGCAGCGTCATCTCTAGTGGGTTCGTATACAAGTCGAGCCGCCGTTCAAGCAGGTCTTGAGGGGCAAGCAAATAGCGGCGATCCATCACAGATGGAGGACGCTGCATCTAAGTTCCAATCGATGGGAATGGGGGAACAAGCGGACGCCATACGCGAGAACATCAAATACTCTCAGGCTTCAAGAGCAGAAAGTAGTTATCAAAGCGCACTTTCGAATGGCAGCTCGAATATGATCGAGTTAGGCGCTGCGCGTGCCGCGTCCTACAATGCAAATCCGCAGTTTTACGGACCAAGCGGCAAGTTTTTAGAACAGCCACGCGTGCCCGTTAAGATGACGGAGGGAGCCTTCGGAAACGCTTGGGGAGGCAACGCGAACGAAGGAGCTTCGAAATATCTCTCGAATCAAATGGGGTATAATGCGAAGAAGCCATCTACAGGCTCATCTGCTTTCAATTTCCAGTTTAATAAGGCGAAGAAGAAAGCTCGCGGCGGACCGATGACCGGCCCCGAAGGAACAGACCGAATCCCAGCGATGTTAACTGCCGGAGAATACGTCGTTAGAAAAGACTCTGTTGAAAAATATGGAATGGGATTTCTAGACAAGCTTAATCGCGGCAACTTTGATCCTGGCGTAATGGGTTTCGCGAACGGAGGATTAGTCCCAGGCGAGGGCGTCTTCTCTGGAGGAGGTTCGGGCGTAGGCTTACCACAACCAGTCGCATCTCCCGCTTCTTCAGATGTCGTGTCTCAGAGCTTAATGAAGTTGATCGGGGTTGCTGAAAGCATTCAGAAGGTCCTAGAGGACGCGGAGGCAGAGAAAGATACTGAAGGCGGCAAGGGTAAGCAGACCAATGGGGAAGCTGCCGTAGCTGGGCAAGCCATAACAAACAACATCTCCGTCACGGTAAACGTAGCCAAGGGCCAGGCAACGACCTCAGAGAAGTCAAGCTCCAAAGAGGGAGGGGAAGAGAAGGAAGGGGGAGAAGAATCAAACCCAGAGGATAGTGAGAAATTCGCTGGCATATTGCAAGACGTAGTACTCCAAACGATTATCGAGCAGCAGCGCCCTGGCGGATTATTGTATGAGGGAAAATAATAAGTTTTAAATAAAAGCTCAAAACAAATATCATATATTATGGCAAAGCAGAACATCTACAATAAAGCCTCGGTTTTAAAGGACACCAATAGGGTCGTTTGCGAGTCCAGATTCAACCCATCTTATTTAAGATCGGGCTCCAGAATCAAATTCGATTTAGACCCAGAGTGCTATACTATTGCCAGGCACGAAGAGCTTTTTTACATTGCCGCGTTCGAGGCGACGATTGATGGCAATTTATTAATAAAAGAAAACGTAGATATTAGTCTCACTTTAGAGGACAACTTGGATATTTCTTATAAAGAGTACGAGCTAGATCCTAACGTAAGTTTTTTGAACCACGGCGCGGGGTACTTAGTGGGGGATGTTCTAACTATAAAAGAGGGCACCCCATATACAGATCCAGACTCTAAAATAGATAGATACTCTAGATTAGAGGTCGCTGAGATTAATTCAACTGGCGGCGTGACTCTATTAAAACTAATCGATGTCGGAAGATACGTGGAAACTCCGACTGAGCAAGTATCGTTCGGATATGAGCCACCAGGAGGTAATGGGTCTGGATTAGAGTTGGTTTTGATATATAAGACCATCAATAACAGAGCGATAATAAACAGAGAGGTTTTTGGAGTATCAAAAAGAGGCGCAGACTACGTTATAAAACTGAACTACGCGCTGCCGAGTTACATTAAGGCTGGGAAGCTATCTGTCTATAAGTACCAATTATTTTTAAGCTCTCCGTATGCCTCTGAATCTAAACTCAGCTCCAGTTACAAGTTGATCACAGACTTTACAGAAAACTACAAGCTTCCATATTTAATTGAGAACAGCCTTTCTGCGGCTACCGTTTATAACGAGACACTGACAGTCTTAGACACTAAGCTAAAAGCGATGGAAGACAAAATTGCTAAATTGGAAGCCCGTGGTTAACGTTGTCTAGTTTGTACTCTACTTGGGTGGTCAGGACCGCTAGCCTGCCTCCTGGGTTTTGAGGCGCAGAGATTTTCACTATGGGCTGGCAGACATAGCCGCAGCCTGGAGAAATTACGATAACGCTCTTAACGCTTCCGCCCTCAATCTCCGTCCTCATCATGGGGGGAAAGGCGGTTGGGCAATCACACTCTATTGTCAGCTGTGGCTCCAGCGTATAACCGCTGCCGCCATCTACGACTTTTATTTCGAAGATGTTGTAGAAGGGAGTTATTTTAAAAGCCGCCTCTCTGGAACACTCCTTATTAAATATCTTACGAAGATTAAGTTGTTGAGACATAGTTAGGTTTACGAAGGTGTCTACAACTCTTACTGGCTCGAGGTCTTCCGCGCGCGTGTCTAGGCTAAGTTTTATATTTTTGGACTTTGCCATAGTTCTCAATAGAAAATCGGGCAGGTCTCTAAGAAAATTTTTCCTTTTAGTTATTTTAGTTTTCTCCGCTTTATCTTCGGCCTCATCCGCCCTTATGTATTCGACGTCCAAAGACCCTAGTAGATAGTCTCTCATGGGCGTCCAAAATAAATCTAAGTGCTTGTCTATGACGTAAGAGGTATTAAAGACTAATTCGTTTTTATCGTTTAAGGTGAAGCACTCAAGGTAGAACTGCGGGGGCATGTCGGCTGCGGGTACCTCGAACCTCGCTTTGACATCTGTTCCGGTTTTTCCATTTCTAGCTAAGATGCTCGCAACGGCTAGCTCGAAATCCGTCTCCTTCTTTATGCCGACAAGGACAGAAGTTAAATCCTGGAAATAGATTAATACGTATTTCATATTATTGCTGTTGTACCGGATAGCTTATTTTCGCTCCAAATGGATCAGATAGCAGAGGCTTGAAGATTAACGTTCCAAGCATTACGCCAAAAAAGAACGAGCCCTTAAGCGGGGATGGCTGGCCCCATCCGCCGGGAGACATATCAATCACTTCAAAATATTCTTTCGTTTTGCTTATAACTTGTAAGTTGTGACTGGGAAGATCTCGGGTGAAAATGGCTGACTTTAAACCAGATCCATATTGCACTGGTTCTGGAGTGTATGTGATTACAACCTCATATCCACGAGAAGGTAGGGGTGAAGAAAAGAAAAATTTTCGACCTTTCCTCGGGACTTGATGCGTTTGATAACTGACCTTTCTTCTGCATCTGCGTCCGTACGATACTAATTGCTGAACGTAGGGCGCTGTATAGTTCGTAAGTTCTATCTGCTCTATATTGGCGCTGTGAATCATCAATTGGTCAGAGCTTTCCCAGTTAACATGCACTATCGCCCACGCTCTGTACAATAAAGAGTCCTTTAAAAAGGCATTTTTAGGCAAGACTTTGACTACGTTAGAAAAGCCTAGTTTTTTGACCAAATCCTTTTTAGATGGAGCAGTATTAATAGCTCCGAGCATAAATACGTCTACTAGTGCTACAGACGCGTAAACCTGAGTAAGGCCCTCGCGCGACTCGTCAGATTCCAGCGCCGAGTCTTGTGAGAAGCTTTTGAATGGCGTCGGGATTACGGTAGCGGCAGAAAAGTCTTTCGAAAAAATTAGAGCGTCAACTCCATTATTAAAGACGCTTTCATTAGATAAGAGCGGAACGTTGGTGTCGTTTATTAATACATTTAGCTTGCTCTGTATCTCGTTCGCCGTAAAAGGAGTCTTAGAGATTAGGAATGCCATCAATTCGGCATCACCACTTTCGACTAGAGCGGCCGTATCCTTTTTAATAACAAAATTAAACGCGCCATCTTCGTTGATCCACTGTTCTGAGCAAAAACCTTGTGCGACAGGAATATCGCTGAGGCACGTCTCGGGCGTGACACCGTGCGTATCAGTAATATGCAGGACAACAGGTTCGGAATCCCGGGCAAATATAATATCGTATCCCTCTGGATTAGTATAGCTTGAATCCTTGGTTAAGACGCCAGCAGTTCTAATGAGTTGCCCACCCGCAGAAGAATATCCATCGCCATCAACTGCTTCGACGACAATGTCAAAACTTCTTATTGGGGTAACCTGCCCCGCGTAAGAAGGCGGTAGAGAGATTGCTAAATTTTCCGACATTGTAAGCGTGGCGGAAAGTGTACGAGCCGATAAGCCAGTCTTTTCAAACAGGATTACGGAACTTGGAGTGTTAGAGTATTGATCTGGTTCGCGATAAGTTACTCTATACGTAAGGCTTGTAGGCAGAGTGAAGTCTTTAATGCTGTCTGTAAAAAAACCGGCCTGCCATTGGACGGATAAATCTGAAGCAGAAAACTCTCCATCCGCGTCTTTTGCGCCGTGGGCATTAGTATTGGTATCCGTCGCTAGCCTTAAGGACTTAACCTCTATCTCCAGCAGAAAATTAATACCGTTTGCGGCAAAAGTGCCCTCTAAGTACTGACCGGCGTTACTGGTTTTGCCCTGGTTATTGACAGAGTAAATCCTTACGTAGTACGTTCCGTTTGAATAGGGAAGATATTCCGTTGAGGTTGCCGTTTTACTGACAAATGTAAAATGGTACGGAGCGTTGGGGAACTTACCCTCCGGATCTTCCGTATAATCGTTAACATCGTCGAACGGCGATCCGTATTTTACGAAGAGTTTACATCCAGCTAAATAAGTCCTAACAGACGGATGGTTAAAGCTGATCCTCGTCTTTATGAAGTTCGTGTTCGGAATTTCGAAATTACTCGCCAAAAAGTTAGTGGGCAGCCCGGGGAAATCGGCTACTGCCGGAATCTCAAAAACTAAATCTTCATCAATAAGGCTATACTTTTCCGGCTTATGCTCGATAGCGTTGATGTTGAATTTTAAGTTTTCTTTCTCTTGAATAGAAATGATCTTATAAAGATCTATTTCTGGAGTAATATTGAGGTTTTTACCGGTAACTTCGACTGACCAAATAAAGTCATCTGGAGCGCTCTCTACAAACCCCGTGCCGGCGATCGCAGTCCCTAAAAAGTTTCGGAGTATTCCGGTGAATCCTGTTACGTTAAAACTCGAAGTATTTAATTGATTTCCGCTGCCAGCAAGCCTAGTGTGATCGAATGTAACTATAGACACGAAATGATGCGGGTGGCCCGCGTCTACATCGCTTCGGCCAGACTCTATACAGTCCGCCTTTCTAAAAATTAATTTTTGAATGGCGTTTTTTTTAAGGTAAATTGACTCGGCAGAAGAGCTCAAGTTCGCAGTCACTACGTCTGCATAAGCGGGGGGAGTCAGTATGCTAAAAGATATGTTGTCGGACGAGCCGATGCTTCCGTTGCTTAAATATCCAGCGAGCGAAGAGTCAAGTTCTACGGTGGTATAGTTTCCGCTCAAGCTAATCCTCTTTGTCCTTCCGGCTCTTCTTCTCGCGTCTGTGTTCTGGTAATTGCCGCGTCCGATGTCGCTTATTTGTATTAAGTCTCCGGCGCTTAAATACGAAGCTTCTATTCCAGCGCTAAAAGACGCGGACTGGGTTTCTAGCCTTTCAGTAGCCATTGTCCACTTGGCTAATCTGAGTGCCTGGCCCTTGCTTGTGCATCCAAATGCTGAAAGCTCTTTAATTCGAAATCCGTACTTCTGAATACCTTCAGCGTCTTCAGCGTAAACCACAGAGGGTTTAAATGAATCGTCTTTGTCATTGAATCTGACGAGGCAAACTGTATGCCTGGCCTTTTTAGACGAGCTAGAATATGCAAAATCGCCGCCAAGAACGTTGGCGTTAGTGAAGGTGTACATGGGGCTTTGAGGCTTATCACTGATAGCTCTTATTTGCCCTCCCGCGTATAAAGATATACCACGGAATACGCTTGAAAAATCATTTATAACCTGATACGCATCTGCCTGGGTGTTAATATAAATATCGGCCGTAAATCTTGGTTCAAAACCGCCTTTTCCGTCAGGAACTAATTGGTCGCAGTAGTTAGCGATCTCGAAAAGCGACCATTTATCTACCATCTCTTCGTCAAGAACGTTCCCCAGTCCATATCTTTTATTAGTAAGAAGATCAAAAAATACCCACGCTGGATTATTTGTCCATTGACGCTTTATGGTTCCATCTGTGTTTCTTTTCCAGTCCCCGTTCCAAGACTCAGAGGTTCCGTCGAGTCCGGCTTCGCCGCCCAACGCGATGCTCGATCCACCACGAGCCGCGCCGTATGTTCTTAAAATTGGATTATAGTTATTAGGTACTTTAATCTTCGCCAGCCTCGTCCTAAATTGTCTACCAGGCACTTGAGTAAAACTGTCCGCCCGAAACCTAGACCTCACAAACGCGGTGTTTGGATAAGCGTAGCTTTCTTCGAAGCCCTCGATAATTGAATCTATAAACGTTTGATTTCTGAGCGTGCCCGCGAATGAGTCCGGAGTCTCTCTGTATACTATGATTTCCCAACCAATAAAATCTGGATCAGCTAAAGCGGCGGCAAACTTAACCTTGTCAATTGTTACCGTCGTCTGTCTTATGTATCCGCCGCTTACCTTACCGTATATTTCTTCTGAGATGGGATTCCAGCTTTTATAACTGTATGTATTTGGCCCAGTTTTAGTGCTGAACGGTTCGTTTTTGCTATCTTTATTATAATAAGGGCGATAGTCAATTCTATAAATGACTTTTACGCCCTTAGTATCTCCTCTACCCACCTTGTCTGGCGTATTTTCATAAGTGCTTTGAAGATTTGGGTCCACGAGCGTTTGCGAAAGGGAGTTGACCTTAACGTTAATTCTGAAGCTCGTGCAATTTCTATTTGCTATTTTATAAAATTTTGAATTATCTCTACCGAGCGAATCTGTGCCTGGCACGAGTTCCATGTCTGTTGGGTCTGAGGCGGCAGTCTTATATCGAACTTCTGGGCCGCGAAGCCTTTCTCCCAAACTCTTTACGACTTCTAAAGTCTTATTAGAATTAGAGTCCAGCACGAGGGGTATACCTCCAACGGTGCCGTTCGTAAAAGACGTACTAACGTTTTGGAAATTTTTACGACCGTTCTTATCCAAGATCTCTACGCCATTATAAAAAATAGAACGCAGATACCCAGATACATGCGCGTTGCTGGTGCCGAAAGTACCCTCTACTATAGGAAAAAATGGCACGAACTTAGCCGATTCATATCCTATCGATTTGTTTGTGCCTACGTATTCATATTCTCCCGAAGCAAGGCCTTCTATTGGGCCCTCGCAAATCGCGTCTAGCACTTCGATGGTCGTTAGCGAAACGACGCCAGGCGGCTTGCCTTGTTCGTCTGGATTTTGAGGCCGATCTCCCTCTTGACCGGTTGTCGTATTAGGCTTATCTATGCCCTCTGGTTCTTCGATCGGATTTCTAGCGTGCTGTGGTCTTGGTCTACGGCCGAAAAGCTCTAAGTCTTCTCCATTATGAAAAAAACTATTTTCGTCGTTTGACATATTATTGTGTTAACGCTCCCTGCGTCGCCAAAATGTCACTCATTACATAAGTCGCACCAAGAACTTGACTGCCCACTAGCAGCTCTCCGTATCCCAAGGGAACTGGCCCGCCCTCTCTTACTACGTTCTGCGGCCCGCTAAATAGATACGAGGCGGTTCCTCCACCCTGGATGCCCCTCACCTCTTCAAAAGATGGAGGCTCCATTAATAAAGCTGTAATGCCGGCAGCGATAAGGCCGATACCCGCTGCTATGAGATAGCCGCCGCCGATCGGGAAGGTTATGATACCAACTATTACGAGGATAATCCCGGCTATGATATTACCGATAGCGCTCGCGCCTTCTAAAATTGGGATTACGTCTATCGTTTTCAGGTTTCGAGAAGCTAGGCATAGTTCGGAATTTTTAATACTTCGGATCTCTTCCTCTTTGCCATTAAATACAGAAAGAGGCTCCTCTGACAGGAACTCTCTTCCATTAATTAATACTCTATATTTTGCGCCTTTTTTGTCGTTTTCAATTAAATACTTGAAGAAGCTTCTCTTCGATAGAACGTTTATAGCATTCATAGCTTCTGAAGCGCTAGCTACGTGAAGACTCCATTCTTCGCCAATGGCGCTTCCGAGATGACCGTGAAGTTTTATATTTACAGCGTTCATAATAAAGTCTCGTGTCTTAATATAAATTTAAGTAGCGATTTGTGCCTGTTGTCAAATTTTTCTACGGAAGATCTTCTGCGAAAATCGTGATGCAAAATCTTATTATCACCCAAAAAAACAGCACCGTGTATAGCAAAGTCTACGGATATAAGGCCGGAGCTGCCGAAAAGCAGTACGTCGTTCTTTCTGAGGTCTTTTACCTGTCTGAATCCGTTCTTCAGCATGAAATTTTTATAGCTTTGGTTTTCGTCAACGAGTCTGACGTACTTCGCGTAGACTTCATCTGTGCGCGCCCTACTGTAGAAAACAGCAATATCTATATATTTCAATTTAATTGTTTTAAGATGTTTTTCATCACCTGGCTCGACCGCTAGTAGCTCTTTATCCCATCCAACTATTGGTACGTTAAGTTCTTTTTGATAATAATCTTCCAGCAACTCCATACATGTAAATACACCCTGTACCCAGGGCCTATCGACATAAGGAGCAACGAAGCCATTTGGAACGTAAGTCTTGAAGGACTTATCGAACATACAATATAAAACTAGTTTGATTTGAAGCCTTTCGCTAACCGCCTTATCTTCTAAGCTAAACTCGTTAGAGTCAAAATGCGAATGATAGAAGGAAACTATTTTATCTCCTTGGGTGGCTTTAGCTATTTCGGAGCCTTCAACAAGGCAATGATACTCCGCTTGCAAAGAAATATTTTTAAGCCTTCTGACTTCGAGGTCTCCGTTTTTTAGCGCGACAATAATCCCGACACATTCAAGTGGTGTCGACTCTTTAGCGTGAGCTGCTATGGACTTTTTGATGTCGTCGCTCAAATTCATGCTAAACGCCCTTCAACCTTACGACGTGCGTCGTCCGATCCATGAACGCTTGACTGTAAGGCTCTATTCTGGAGTAGCAATTCAACTGGTGGTGTAAAATAACACCATCTCCCACATAAATTGCCGAATGAGTAGGGTTTGCTTTTCCTAAAAGTTTCATTAGGATTACATCGTGCTTCTGGAGCATAGAAAGATTCGCTAGCGGACCTTTTTGAATTGTCTCGAAGCCCTCTTCCTGATAATGTCTGGCGTAGCAGTCTGGATTTTTTATTAACCAGCTGTCATCTCGGTAGTAGTTTTTAATGTCAACATTTAATTCTTTTTTATAGTATTCTATTAAGAGCGAGAGGCAGTCCTGTTTCCCCAAGTAAAACTCTCTTCCATAATATTGGTTGACGTAACCTTTGGGCACGTACTCTTGAAATGAGTCTAAATCAATACTGTATAAAATGTATTTTATTTTATTAAGCTCGCTATTCTGCTTATCATACTCGGAAAACTGATCGCCCTCTACATGAGAATGATACGTGGCTATTATCTCGCCAAGGAGAGACGCTTTTAGATAGCAGGCGGGACTTATGGAGAATAGATTAGCCTTATTTGCAGAAAGATTCGGACTCTTCAGGGTCTCTAGTTGCTTAGTCTTTTTATTAAAAATCAACAGACCGCAGCATTCTACAGAAGGATCTTCTAGAGCGTGCGCTTTGATTTGCTTTTTAATTTCTTCTTTCATTTTACGAAAGCTTGTTCGTAGCTGGAAATCCGCCGAAAGGCAAAGCTTCTTTATGAGTGTTTCCGTCTCCCAACGGGTCTGCTGGTGGTCTTGACGCGCCCATAGAGAAGGACCCAATGGTCTGTAGGCCCAGGGATCCTTTATATGAGTTCGACCATCTGAGCTTGCATCCGGCGATTCTCTTTGAGCACTGGTCTGCAAACCAGTAGTTTCTGTTCGGTGGACCAGAGTTCGGTTCAGACATGGAGCTCGGCACGGTAGTGTTCGCGATGTAATATCTTCTTGTCCCCGTCCTCTCTAAATAAACCATATCGCCCCGGAGATAGGCTCGATCAAACCGCCAGAGAGTAGGATCCTGATTGACTCTATAGTCATTCCCGAGCATCGTTTGAAAAAGTTCGTCATTTGCGTTTGCGACCGGGGGCGCTTTTGAGGGTAGATTCAACTCCCGGATATCATCACAGCCAAGCCCCTTTTCAGCCTCTTTCCGATTTGCCTCGCTTGTAGTGGGAGAATAGTGGCTAGCATATTCATATAAGCACCCCTCTCCTCTATATGTGAAATTGCAAGTAGAAGAGATGACTATCCTTTTCGGCAGTCTCAGGTTTTCGAAATCAATGGCGGAGGAAAGTTCAAACTCTAGGCTGTTCTTATTTTCCGCTGACTTTCGTTCTATGTAAAAAATTTCTCTTGGGAATTCGGCTAGCGCATCCGGCTCAAAATCTTCCGGAACGATATGCTCAAGATTTCCTATCGGGGTTTTAACGTTACCGACCTTCACGAAGAAATTTTCTTCATCGAGATATTTGGTAAAAGTCCTTATCCTGGTGACCTTTGCCCCAATTAAATCGTCAACCCTTCTTATCTGCGATTTGAAATCAGAGAAAAACGAAGCAGTCGCATCGCTGGAGGTTATGGACATCTTTGGGGTCGGTAGCGTGCCCCTGCTGCTTGACTCGTACCCGTCCACTTTAATCGGAAGAGCTCTATAAACCTGGCCTCTCCATATGATGTCTTGCTTTAGCAGTTTCAAGTTATTGTGAAATCTAAATACAGCATCTCCACGCAGCTCTGTATCATATATGGCCTGACGATCTATGAGCAGACTCTCAAGGTCTATTTCGAAGAGAGAAACGACAGAGGAGGGAGAAAATTTTCTGATTTCTGTCGCTATTTTTTTACTAGAGTTTAGTATCGCACCGGCGCTTACCTTCGGAAACTCTGAGATTTTAATATCTTCGGCCATATTAACCAGTAACCTCCTCTATCTTTGCTCTTATGGAGTAGTTGTCGTAAAAAACATAATTGCTCGACCACGTCCTACAGACGTAAAGTTTAGGTAAGTCGTATGGATGGGGAAGCGTAAGTAAGAATGACTCTTGCGCTCTTCTAGCGGAAAAAAAATGTAAAATCGCAGCCGTCTCTTTCGAGCCTCTCGCTTCAAACGAGAGATCTGCTTCTAGAAGAAGATTATTTATTCCATCTATCGTTCTCTGTTCGTAGCCATCCCCGAATTTAGTTATAATGACGGATGGGGTCGCGCTCACTGTTAAGTTATAAGAAGGCCGCCAGATAAATAAGGGCTTGAGCTTGCTAGTCAAAAGGTGATAAGAGTGACCCGCCCAATAAGCGCTGTTTAATCCGGGGGCGCTGCCGCCGTCAGACGAGTGATCCTGTAGGCTATAAAAGTATTTCTTCTTGCCATTAAGAGAGTGCGTGACGATGTCGTGAGTCTTGTAGGTTCTTCCAGACTCCCAGCCGTTTACCGAAAAAATATTAGCCATATGACCTTTTGCCTTTATCCTTTTAAGTTTACACTTTTTTAAAAAAAGAATTGCCTAAATTCTCGGTGTAACCCATAATATAGTATGTCATTTTCGCTCATTAATAAAGACAATCAGAAGTTATTTTTGGGTTCTGGACAGGTCTTCGGTGCTCAGTCTATCGAGGCCAGCTATAGGGTCAACGAGGCGCCGGTAAACTTCATTGGAACTAGACATTTTATAAAAGTGCCAATTGGTATTCAAGCTGGAGCAGTCAACTTGAGAGCCTTGGTCGCCAACAAGGACCCGTTCATAAAATGCATCTCCGAGAGCACATTTAACGGCTTTGTCCTTAAGGACACCTCTAACATTAACGATAACTATGGATTTTACTCTGGTTATTTAACTAATTATACCTCATCTTGCGCGATTGGGCAGATGCCGGAGGTTTCTGCCACCTTTACGGTCTTAGGGGATTTAGGCAAAATTCCCACTGGGGAAATGCCTGCGGGCGCGCTCGCGGAACTGCAATACATACAAAGCAACCCAAATCAAGGGTCTATAACTAAGATTAGCACGCCGTCCAACATAGAGATAACTCTGGATGACGCTCAAACTAACTTGGTTAATTCTTATTCTGTAAGTATAGATGTTCCTAGGCAGGACTTCTATATAATGGGGAGTAGATTCCCGCACCAAATATTAATTAATTATCCAATAGTAGCAACAGTAAGCTTCCAGATCATAGTTAATGATTATGACTTTTCCAGCTTCCGAGGCTTCCCATGCAAGCAAACCCTGAAGAACTTCGAGATAAACATTAAAAACGAAGCTGACGCGACTGCGATTACTTCCTTCCGATTCTCTGGTATAGAGCTCGTTGCAGAGAGCTACTCGGTGAATACCGAGGACAATTTAGTTGTTAATGCTGAATATAGATCATACATCCCCATCCTCACCACTTCTAGTGGAAACATAAATACGCCAGAATTAATAACCTCTACCTCCTAAATTAGTGTAAAATTAGAAGGTAAAAGGTTAAAGGCGATGATTTTCTTTAATAATTGCGACGTAAGGGTAAACGGCACGGGATTAATGGCCGAATCGGTTTCCTTGTCTTCGCAGAATTCTTTGCGCCCAATTAGACCCCTAGGAAGAAAAGCTCAGACTAGCATCGAGCCGGATGGAGCAATATCCTCAGATCTCAGCGTTTCTTATTATATAGAAGTCGGCAAAGACCTAGGTCACGCCGAAGTTCTAGAAATGAAAGCCACCACCGACTTCGAAACCTTGACCCCAAGACAAATTACTATAGCCGGAATAACTGGGAACTTTTATCTACAGAGTTATAAAATCAGGGTCTCGCCAAATGAGGCTGTCAAAGCCGACGTAACATATAAAAGCTTCGAGCCTTTGTCCGGCCAAGTTGCTGAAAAAATTAATGACATAACGTTTCCGACGGGCTATACTGGTCTAGCTCACTATTGGACAAGCGAAATCCGTTCAGACGCTGGCGTCGTGAATGTTCCAATATTTAATTTTGCTTACAGCTTTAATGCGAGAACCGACCCCGTATATACGCTCGGAAGAAAGTACCCGAATCAGGTCCTGTTGATCTCTAGCGAAGAAGAGGTAAACGTCTTAAAAGATCAATTTAAACCAATTACTTTTTATGGAATGAGCGGGTGTGAAGAGTTCGAAGACTGCCTTAATAACCCAAGACTAAGGTTGTACCCATTAGGCAGGTTGTGCGACGAAAACATCAACACGTACATGGAGTTCGACATGTCTGGAGCCCAAGTGAGTGCGTCAAACTTATCTATAAATGTAAATGATTTCGCAAAGACGGAGATCATAATGAAAAGATATAACTAATGTTTTACAGTTATAAGAATTGCCAGGTTAACTTAAGCGGCGTTCAAATCTTAGCGTCTAACGTCAGCATAGACGTTCAAAGCTCAACGGAAGCTAAGTATCTAACTAATAGAAGGTTTTCGTACGACTATGTTCCGACGGATAGCGTTACGAGCGTTATCAACATCTCCTATTATTTGACTGGCATAGACCCGATAAAGGCGTTCATCCACGAAGAGAAAACGGCTTTAGATGGTAGCATCGGCGGACTACTTTTCACTAGCGGTTATATCTCCAGCTATTCGATTAACGCGGCGGCGAATCAGCCCGTCGCGGCAGACATTCAGATTGTCGTTTTTAATCATATTACTGGGACGTTCTTTGCTAACACCTCCACGCCTGAAAACACACCAGTCTTAAACTGTAGCAACGTTACTTTGGACGAAGTAAATATTGGAAATTCGGGCAACATCGCTTCTGCGGCCTATTCGTTTAGAACTGAAATAAAACCGCACTATCACGTTCAGACCGGAGAAGGTCTAACAAACCTGGTGCCGGAGAGGGTCACTTTCGGAAGAAAACAAATCAGCACTAAAGTAGATTTTGACGGCTTATCGGGGCAGCTTTCTATTTATGGTGATCAAGCTAGTTTGAAGCTGCATCTTAGAGACGCAAGCGATGGGTTAGTAAAAGAGACTTATATCGCTAGCGGAATTATAGACAGTAGAAATATATCAGTTTCAGAAGACTCATTCACCCGTGGGACCCTGATTGTAAAACAAGAGGCTCCTGGAGAAGTGCCGTCAATAACGGGCTATCACCCAAGCACTGGAGAGCCCGGGCATGAGATAACAGTAAGTGGATATGGATTTAATGTTTTTCCGGAAGTTTTCTTGGGCAGTGTTTACATAAGTGAAGTTGAATATCTAAGCGATAAAAAACTAACTTTCATAGTACCTCTCGGCGGCGTAACAGGCCCGATTTCTTTGCGCGTAGGCGACGGTAAAACCTCTACGCCAACAAACTTTGGATTTATTTCGAACGGCGTAGTGGTAGACGGGATATCTCCTACGTCTGGCTTATTAGGTACAAGAATTAAAGTAAGCGGCTCCAGCTTTAACACTGCTGATGAAATTTATATCGGCGAGACTCTTGTAAGTGAATTTATTTTTATTAACGACACGCTCGCAGAAGCAGTCATCCCAAATGCGGCTCAGTGGGGCTACGTAACAGTAAAATCAAATTTTACTAATACGTCTGGAACTTCTGCTTCAAAATTTCTGCCTTTTCCAGTCATAAAATCCCTTGATTTGCTCACCGCTTCAGCTGGGGACAATATCATTATAACTGGACTGGCCCTATCTGGGACGACGTCGGTATCTTTTAATGGTATATCTGCAACCATAGGAACGATAACTGATCCAAGACATATTCCAGTTACGCTACCAGCTGGAAACACTTCTGGACCTGTAATTCTAACGACTCAACTAGGAGCTGCTAGTTATTTTACTGGGTTTATAACCTACGCCGAGATCACAAGCTCGACACCAGATTCTGGCCCGCCTGGACAGTCAGTAACAATCGGGGGAAATGACTTTTACTCCTCTAACTTAAAGCGGGCCGCCTCTGGCGTTTCCAGTCCTTTATATGATAATTTTATAGTTGATTTTAATGGCGTTACCGGTGCATTTGGAATTCAAAGCTCCGCCGCGCTAACGGGTTATGTCCCCGTCGGCGCGCGCTCTGGCGTATTGAGCCTGCTAACACCAGACGGAGGAGCGCATGCTTCGACGCAAATTTTCAATGCTACGAGATCCGTCCCGACAGTTTCTTCTGCCCATCCATCGACCGGTCTACCTGCCGTTAGGGGGCGTCAAGGACAAATAATCGAGGTATCAGGCAGCGACCTTGTAGGTGTCACGGGGCTTTATCTTGTGTCCTCTGTTGGGGCGAGCACGAGTAATCTTTTGTTTCCAGCCACGGTGTATTCAAGCGAACTCAGTGACACGAGCTTTCAATTCAGTATCCCTTCGGGAGTTTCTGGGCTAAGTAGCGTTCGGATACAGACGAGTATAGGGTCGGGAATTGGATCCAATATCCTTTTCATTAAATCTGCCCCAACGTTATCGTCTTTTTCGCCGTCGAGCGCTTCTAGAAATGCGTATATATCTGTTAGCGGCGACGGGTTTTATTCGGACACGACTAAGCTTTATTTTAGCGGCATAAAGACCTCTGGCACGCTCGTGCCATCGACAATCAACTTCATAACATATAGCGGGCTGTCGGGAATTATTCCCGGTCTTTCCAGCTCCATAAATTATAAAGTGGTGGTGGATAATGGCGTAGATTACGTGACTTCTGCTGAGTCGTTTGTTTATATTGGAGCGCCAGGCCTGTCTGGCTTTACTCCTCTTTCTGGGGCCACGTTAAGCTCCGTAGTGCTTAGCGGAAGAAACCTAAAAAATATAACGTCGATAGAGCACGGCTTCGTTCCAATCACGGGCTTTTCTTATTTGGGGGATCTTGGGACAGGCGTTTTAATTGAGATGCCAAACACGACGGGATATTTAAGCCGAAGCGCTTTATTTAGAAATAATATAGCCCCGTTTAATGTTCGCTCCGCGCTTGGTTCCTCGGCTACAACCGGAGATTTCGAGACGATTCCTCCCGCTATGGTTTTTAGCGGGTTTTATCCATCGTCTCAAATTAGGGGAGACATAGTTAAAATTACGGGCCTCAATATTTTTCAAACAACGGGAGTAGGATTTAGCGGCGTTAACGGGCTGGTGGTCGTACCGTTCACAAATGCCTATTTCGCAAAATATCTACCCGCGAATGGATTCCCTAAGACGGGCATCGAGGTTCGCGTTCCGACCAATGCCATTTCCGGCCCGATAACGCTCATCGGCACTTATGACTCCGAAGCGAGCGCGTCGAACTTATCGGTTAACACGAATAACTCCGTAGGCGAAATCTCCCCCTCCAGCGGTATTTATGGAGATACTATTGTCATACGCGGAGACGATATACACGCCTCTAGATTCTATTTTGACGGAATAAGAAGCGGCACAATAAATAATACAACCCCCTTCATCGAGAGCGAGGACCAAACTTCCATAAACTTAAACGGAACGTTGGGTCTAGGAATCCTATCTGGATTAAAGACTGAATATACCATATCTGGCGTAGATAAGGTGGCAAACATAATAGTTCCGCATCCGATCTCTAGGACCACGCCAATCTATTCCACAAACATAGAGTATACTAACCCATCCGAATCTGACCTTATTCCGTCCGCCGTTTCGTTTACCCCTCTGCCGCTAATATCTGGAATATCTCATACCACTATATCAGTAGGAGATACTCTTTATGTATCAGGTTTAAACGCAGTTAACCTGAACTTGAGCTGCTTAGGAATAAGTGGAAATACAACTTTAGGAAGCGGCCGGATAGAGTTCGTCAGCAAGTACAACACGAGTAATAAAGAAGTAAATGGAGAAGAGCAAAGCTTCTTCGGTTTAGGAGAATTTTTCATTCCGCCGGAGCCGACCTCAAGTTATTTAACTGATCCTCTGGAGCCATTCGAATATAACTATCCGATCTATAAGGGGATAATTGGATCTGGAGTCACTGATTCTAGAACTGGGCTTTATGTAATCCCATTACAAGTCGGCTCTAATTTCATAGGAACTGGTAAAGTATTTTTATTCTTTGATGAGCCTGCGATTTACCCTACTTACGGCGCGGTCAGAATACTTGGCGGAGACGCGTTCTCTGGACAAAACCTGCCGACGAACTACCAGACTAGCGGATCGGATTGGCATAGAGCTTTTACTGGATCTAGAACTGCCGCAAGGTTAAGCGGCCTGCTATTTAAAAGTTGGGACCTAATAATAACCCCAGAGACTATCCAGGTGTCGGGGTTCTCTCCAGCAAGCGGATTTGCTCAAACTTCGGCGCACGTTATCGGAAGCGGACTAGGGAATATAGAGAACTTACATCTTGTAGACGATTTAAATGTCTATTACCCGCTAACGATGACAAGTCGATACGCGAATGACCTAACATTTACGGTCCCGAGCATAACCCCAGAGAGCGGAAGAATTTCCTTGGCATCGCCAACCGCTAGCGGAATTTCAAGTCAATACTTCAGAATATTAAAGCCGCCTACGATAACCGGATTTTCCCCATCAGAAGGCACGGAAGGCAGCGTAGTTACTATTTTTGGAAAATACTTGCAAGACGCGGCGACAGTTAGATTCAATTCTAAACTAAACAACGAATTTTATTCCGTTACAAATCTTGGTCAGGATGGAGTAGATTCGTTTGGCAACGTTAAATTAACTGGGCTTGTCCCAACAGAGATAAGTCCTCTTCCTCAAAAATTTGATATTTACGTTAATTCTGCAACGGCATTCGTAGGGGGAACCTCTACCGGAATTTACAAAATGCAAATCAAAGACTTAGACGTCTTTGGAAACCTTACTGTATATGGTCATACGAGACTCAGGAATGGGGTGAGCATTACTGGTGAGGTTACAATTTCTGGAGACTTGAGGGTGTCAGGTGACTCGACGTTCAACGATGTGTATGTAACCGGAACTTTTAACGCATCTGGTAATTCGACGCTTAGCAACTCAAATGTTACGGGCACGCTTGGTGTGTCTGGTAATTCGACGCTTAGCAACTCAAATGTTACGGGCACGCTTGGTGTGTCTGGTAATTCGACGCTTAGCAACTCAAATGTTACGGGTACGCTTGGTGTG